ATCCGACGTCATATTCGGTCGCACCACAACGTAACCGGCGGCACCATCCCCAAAACCGTTCGTGGAGGCGGCCTGTGAGATGGTCTGGTTGCCCCGGCAATCCCAGCTCTTCACCGATACACTCAATCCGGCTGTCAGTGCGGTCGAGCGTTCCAATCGCATCGAAACACAATCCTGCGGTGTCAGAAGTAGAGGCTCCGGATCAGGGGCGAGTGGTGCAAAATATAATGTCTGGCCATCCACCCAAACATCAAAGGACTCCAGCTCAGCCAATCTTACCAGCAAGTCCCATTCTGTTGTCGATCGGGCATGCTGATCCAGTGTGGAGCGAACATGGTCGTTCTGGAAGTTGCGGCCAACAAATGTCGTAGTCGGAGTAACGACCGGCACGAGCCCGTGCCGCGCGGCCAATATGGTCGCGATGTCGCTCGATGTCTGGTTCTGGAAACTCTCCTGCGTCCTCGCTTCTATCAGGCTGGCCGTTAAGTCACGCCCTTCCGCCGAGACTTCATTCAACGCCGGATCAACCGCAACCCGATCGACGGGCCCAAGAATCATGCTGGTCCAGGCACCATCCAGTCCGAGTCTGATCTCAATCTGTAGCGGATCGGACGACCAGATCGCGTAGCCGGAGGCGGTCAGCGAGGCTCGAACGCGGTATCTGTTGGCAGATTGATATGAATTGCTGACAATCTCGACATCCAATATTCCTGCAACCATCGACCCGTTGATAAAAACAGCGAGTGCCGGAGAACGAACACTACTGCTGCCCAATTCCGCCTCCAGCCGAGGCGTCAATATCAGGCAGGGTGATGGTCGTAATGCCGCTCAACCACGGGTCGCTGATCGAATTCAGCTGTGCGATCCGTATCCACTGCGTGGCATCTTGCAAATATTGGGCTGCAATCTGAAACAGATTGCCTCCCGCCACCGTCACAATCTGCATCAGCTCCCCGCTTCGCTCAGATTGTTCGAGCACCGCCCTATGTAGCCGCGTGTGGCGCAAAGTTGTGCCAGCGTACCGGATGTACTGACAAGGCTCGCCAGGTCTGCCGAGGTGATACTGGTCTGGCTTCCGCCGAAATTAGCCACGCCAGCTTCTGCGCTATCGATCTTTGTATCGATGGCATTCGTGGTGCTCGTGAGGGACAGCGCTGCAAAGGCGTAACCCGCATTGCCTTGCGTCAACGCATCCGGAACGGAAGTCGCGGCCAAAGCCGAGGAAACGTCGAAATATGCTGATGCCGAGGTGAGGTCATCCAGAATGGCGTTGGCCAGATCGGGCGTAGGCGCGGTCTCGCTTTCCGCCTGGTCCACCACCACCGCGCACGATATCTGGTACGGTATCCACCACGGATTACGGTAATCCATAATCAGTGACTCGATGACAACGTTGTAGCAAAATGCATCCCATGAAAGCCCGAGCGGGGCGCCGGCCACCCGCATGGCATCAAAGATCCTGGCCCTATCGCCTGCAAACGGCCCAGAGAAAATGCCGGTCCACCTGAGGGAAGCATCATCCGGCCCCATGACATCGACGACCCGCGCGCCACCGATCAGCCTATGGATAGCAAGCTGCTGCGCACCGCCAAACAGCACATCGGACGGTATCTCGAAGTCGATAAGGTCGACTCCGCCTAGTGTTAATAGCGCCATCACCCACCCACCGTCACACCGGGCAACAACCGGCTGCGCTTCGCGTCAAAACCGGTTGGCCCGGCCTCAGCCCGCTCGGCCTCTCGTCGCAGGAACTTTGACACCCATCGTCCGACCAGCATTCCATCCAGATAGACGTCTCCCTTGAAGGGTTCCTGCTGGCGTTCCGACCCCTGCGGCGCGGCAGCCAGGGCGTTCATCGCGCGCGGAGACAGGGTCCTCAGGGTCGTGTGCAACACGATGCCAGCACCGCGATCTGCAACCTCCTCTGTATCCGGACTCACGTCTGAAAAAGGGATCCGGTCCCGCTCCGAGAACACAGCACAACTCAAGCTTGGCGCAACTGACTCAGATGCAAGCGGGCTGTTGGCGAACACGCCACCGGGTTGGAGGCCTGATATATCGTTTTGATATGGTAAGCCTATCGTGTGCAAGTTGCCCTGTGCATGCGGAAAGTGTTCACTTTGCGTGTTCGCCCAGCTCCCCTGATCGAGCCGATTTACAATCATGGCGTTCTGAGCAGTTGGCACGGCTGCGGCGGCCGTATCCTCATGCGTCGTTGGCACCAAAGGAGCAGCCAATGAAGATGTCCGATCGACGCCCGGCGACGAAAAACGCGCGGTCGGCACCACCTCCGTAGCGCGCTGGGTGTCCAGTTGCTCGGGCTCGCTCATCCGATGTCCGCGTACGCTGCGGTCGCCATCCACGCGTGGGGCCAGGAGTTCGTCGGGCCAGACGAATGTCGCCGTTTGGACGATGGATGGCGGCTCCTTCTCCGCGGCTGGAGCGCCAGCCACGTCCATACCTCCCCGTTTCGGCAGAGCGGGCTCCGTCATCTCGTCGTGCCGCAGTGGCAGATCCGGCACGATTTGGTGCGATGGGGTTGCATCGTCGGGAGCCGGTTCAATGGCATCCCGTGCATCAGTCCGACGAACATGCGTCTGATTGAGCGTGCCACCGCCGACAGAAGCAGCTCTAATGCCGGCATCACGCAGCGCCTGGATCGACACATTGGATGATCCGACAGCCGCCTGCAAGGCTGCGACGGTCCGCTGTGCGCGCAGGATGCTGTCAGAAATCCCGTCTTGCAGTGCGAGCGATACGCCGATCTCGAAAGCCTCAATCACGCTTTGATGCCCTTCAATCTGGCTGCGAGCAGCTCCACCACCATTGGTGCGGACTCGCGTGCGATACCTTCCATCAGCGCCGTCGGCGGCACGCCCGCTTTGCCCAGCTCTGAGTCCCGCACCTGATGTGAGCGACTTGCAATGACAATTTTTCCAGCATCCAAACGAACATGCAGGTCGCCGGGCAATCCCTTCTCGATCAGCCCGGCCCGAAGCGCCTCGGCCAGGCACTCCCCTGCTTCCAGCAACGCGTCGTTCACCCACTCTTCCAACGCCGCGTGTGCCAATCGAATTCCATTCCGTCCGAGCGGCCGATTGCGACAAGCCAGGCAAGCCGCTCGTCGGGCGGCAGTGAAAACGCCACGTCGAAAGGCACCCCGTTCTTGACCAGATATAGGCAATCGACCAGATCGGGGTGCCTACTCAGTTTCCCTGGACGGCACTCCCCATGCTCGGAGGCGATTCGGTTGCAAGCGCGCCTGCGACTGCAGCTATCCCGGTGTCACCTAAACGTGCCACCAATGCCTCAACCTGTCCCTCCGTTGTTGGGGCAGGTATTGGTATGGAGTCTATGGCCGTCACTGAGGCAGCGAGGGTAGCCATTCCCAAATACAGATTGTTCTGCGACAAAACGGGTCCAATGGCCTTGAACAGCCGCAACCGGTCAAGCGCGGTTAGCCGCCGCAGCACCAATTCCCTACCTTCAACATCGTGCACAACCAGCGGCTTCATAGCCGCCGACACGATCTGCGCGCTCGGTGTCGGCATTAGATTCGCTGCCGCTGGGTCGCAAAGAATTCCAGCTTCTGCTTTACGCTTGCATCGCCGCGCCAATCGCCCGCATTCGCAAGCTTGAAGACGACCCCGCTATACTGATAGGTCGATGTCGAACCATCGACCTCGGCCACATATTGATAGATGGTACCGGCCGGCAACGAGCCTACGGCAAAAAATATTTGCTCGGCCTGCGCAATGAAATCATCGAGGTCGCTGTTGCCTCGTTCAACCTCGAAGCTGCCTTCCCATCCCTTTGGCAGTTCGGCGCCCATGGGAACACCATCGAGCCGGTCAAGCCGAACCGATTGCGTCATCTGTCGGCTCTCAAAGCCACTCACATAGGTCAGGTCCACGCGCCCTTGGGGTCCGATCACCACAAGTTGGCAGTCGCGCCCGATCGAAAAAGAATTGATCGGCATCTTTGGCTCTCTCCTAAACCTGATCCAGTTGGTGCGTGAAATGGGTAGCTGGCTCTGGTGTCGTGCCCGATGGCGCTACGTTACCGAAGGTGTGCCGCTCGGCAGCGTCTGTCTCTGCACAATAACCGTCTGGCCACCCTCGACATTCACGATGAAGATCTCGTTGATGCTCTGGAATTGCACCTGCGCATTACTTTGCACAATTCCCAAATTGGTCATGCTCGGTGGGTTATTGCTGGCATCGCATATAACTGAAAATGGCAAGGAGCCATCCAGGCTTCCGAGTATGCCCTGCGCATACAGGTTGAGCAGAAAGCTCAGCTGAGTCGCCCTGATCTGCTGGAAGAGTGACGTGCTTATAACCTGGCCGACGAACTGCCCCATGCCCGCGGCGAGTGTCGCTGCGATATAATTCGTCAGCCGCGTGTAGTTATCACCGTCGATCGCGGCATTCGATGAGCTGTTGTGCCCACAACGAACGCCCCAATACACCCCTCCCGGCTGCGGATTGGTGATCACATCTATACCGTTCTGGAACAATACCTGCAATTCCGCGTCACTATAAGTCGAAACCTGTCCCGAATTGGGTGCACCCGACCACTGAGTCCCAACAACATTGTAAAGCGGCTTGTTCAAACTCGATTGCTCTGGCGACAGATTGCCAAGCCGTCCCGCGACAAATCCCTGCGGTGAGACGATACGCAGCACTGCATTCGCCTGATCGTACCAATATACCCAGTCGCCGAACATCAGCTTGGCCGCGTAAGAATCCAACCCAGCCGTCTGCTTCAAAGTCACGGCTCCGGTAATCGTCTGTCCTTGCGGACCGACGAGGATCATGTAGACGCCTTCCGACAGGCCGAAAGCCGCTTGAGTCGTCCATTGCGTCGAGTCATCGGAATCGGCGAGCACTCCGATGCCGCACCCTTGTGAGCGCAGCGCATACATCCCCGTGCGCGGCAAACTATCCTGCCCGATCAAGCTCGCCGATGTCACCCCCGAGGCGCCATCCGTGCCGCCCGAGAGCGGCTGAGGTCCAAATACATAGGGCGACTCACTTGTCAACGTCCCAAGCGTTGCAACGATAAGCTGTGACGGCCCACGTAAGGCACCGGTCCCGTTATTGACCGCATTGACGAGGTTCTGCCAAAAGGCCGCGGCGGATGGTGCAGGAATGTTTGCATAAACCTCCGGCACCAAACCAGGCAGCCCAACAACCAGCTGCCACGCCCCGGTCATCGCAGCTTGCGACAATGCCAGCGTGATGTTATTGCCGAGGGAGCCCGTATACAGCGCCGTGAACATTGCGTGGAAGGCGCCGTTGGTAAGTCCTAGAGCGTAGCTCGCGGCGATATCTGTCCCGTCCGTCACACGCACGCAACGGAAATCGGTTGCGCCCTGTTGAATGGCTGTCGCAACCGATGTCCCCATGTCGTATTTTCGCACGATAATAGGTCCGAAATTTTGCGCGTAATCGGCCATGGTCCCGACAACAACCGGCTGGTTGGTCGGCCCCCAGCTCGATGTTCCAACAACGCCGATAAGGTTAGTCGGAACGCCATTCAGCACAAGGTTTTGCGGCGGAACGATCTGTACATACAGGTCTGGCACTACCAGAGCAGTCGTGTTC